TCTTGCTGTGTTCCTAGCATGCCGCCACGAGCTTGCGCATTAGCTTGAGCACCTAGCGCTTGCTGTAGCTTGTATTGATAGCCTGGTGATTGTTTGTAGCCCTTACCTAAGTCTGCGTATTTTTGCCCAGGGTCGCCAATCAAATCGTTATATTGACCGGTTAATTTTCCCATGGCATCTTTGCCAGCGTCCATATAAGGCTGGTAATAGGGACTCATTTTACCCGGCACTTGGTCTAGATAATCATTAGCAGCAGATGAAGGGCTGCGGCCTTTAGGACCAAACAAACCAAACAGGCCGCCACCTATTTTACCCATTGAACTTAAAAATCCCATAATAATTCCTTAATATTATACTGGCGGTACAGGGGCCGCTAACGTTATTTCCATGAATGCAGGCACACCCGCACCACCATCAATGCTTACTAACATTCTATTGTTAGTTGCATCATAAAGAAACCGCCCGAATCCGCAGGTATATTGACCATTTGGCAATTGAAAGTCTTGAATCTGCTTTATAAAATTATCTGGTGCAGCTGCATTGGTCTGCGTTGGGGCGATTAAGCCCTCACTGCCAAAGTTGTTTTGCAAAGAGGTAACGAGGTTTTGTCGAAAGACTAGCTCGTCATTGGTTGGCATACCCTCCTTGTCCGTCATTGCTCCGGTAGGTAGGTTTGGTATTCTTAAATTCTGGTTTAAAGCCATGGCATTTCCTTACATGTAGGTTTCAATAACACCATCAAAAGCTACAAAGCGCCCATATCCAATAAATTTAATTTGAAAACAGGCGTCATTAGCTTGGCCTAAGCGCTGAAAAATAAAGCGTGATTTTCTTTTGCCTACTGGGTTCATGTATTGACGAACAGAGCTACCGAAGGACTCGCCCCCATCGCGCGAAATACACAAATCAATCGCCTCGGAGCCTTCGCCAAAAGTTGCGGTTAAAATATCTGGGCTGTCTTCTTCAATTAAAAATACATCACTTTCGGTCGTGATATCGAGTAGATTTTCAGTAGCTATGAAGTTCTCATCACCAATTGGTACAATAAAGTTAGGTTGGCCATTCTCAACAGTAAAGCCTAGGCTTTTTATAATAAACCAGCGTTGACTTGGAAGCCTCAAAGGGGGCGTAATACGCATTCTTGGTATATCTTGGATATCGGTATCTGAATACTGGTAATTATTGTATTGCGTACCCATTTCATAAAGATTGCCGCCGCTGATGCTCACAAAATAGTTTTTATTGTTGAAAAATACCACTTCACGGGCGATGTGATAGTTTCCGTTCTCGTCGCTGGCATTGAAGAATTTTTCGGTTTTGGTGTCAAACAAATAGGTTAAATTGTCAGTGACAAACGTAAACTGATAAATGACATGCCCATCTTGACGAAATAAAAACGCGGTGCAATCTGCTGGGTTTTTAAGATTGGCAAGCTTAAAATCGATACCATCAGTGCTAATTGATTTTTTACCGCTATCACTCATTACCATAATGGTAACGCCTGACTGCTCATTGACTGATAACCATACGATGTAATTATCTAGCGCTGCGATTGATGATGCATTAATCGTGCCATAATCTACGTTAAAAGTAGATGAGCGCTGGTACGGAAATAATGCCGTACCTATATCGGTCCATTGCTCTACAACATTATGACCAAACAACATCAAGGTATTACCGCCCCCAGGGGTTGGTAATGCGGCTTGTGCGAAATCTGGCTTGCTTTGTAATGCGCCTTCATTCGATGCATTAACCGGGAATGTAGGAGGGCTTACCAAATTCGATAAGTACCATCTATTTGATGTCGTATTAACTACAATAAACCGCCCATTTTGGAATGCAATAAAACCAGGGTTATTTAATGCTGTTGGTTTAGAAACTGTAGCGATAGGCGTTGAAGGTGCAAGCCAATTATATCGATAGATTTCATGGCCATCGCTAATTAAAATATCGCCTAGGTTATTCTCTGCAATGTACACATCACCCGTAGATGTAGCCATTGACCCGATATTTATGGCATTTAATATGTTTTGAAATGACGCGGTAATCGTGCATGTTATGGAATATACAGCACTACCCCATACCGCAATCATTATGTTACCGCGTGAGCTTGCATATAAACCGCGCCCTGGCTCAGCAGGTAATTTATCTAAAACATTCTTATAGCCCGCATAAGGCACTAAGGCATCATCTGAAATTATCATATTCCAGGTTTGCGCCCTGGATATCTTGTTAAAACGGCCAAAAGTTGTTGAACCCACGATTTCTAGTGGTACTTCTTGAATTTCTTGGGTTATGTTAGGGGCTGGCATCAGAATGCTTCTCCAAATATTTTATTGCTGATTTCATCAGTTCAATATCATCATTGAATTTACCGATCCCAGTATTGCAATTATGACATAATAATTCACGAACTTTACCAGTTACATGACAATGATCTATACACAAACTTGCAATTTTCATTTCGCCTTTTCTATCCCCTCTCTGACCAAATATTCTCGTTTCTGGTCTATTGCAAATAGCGCATTTATTTTCTTGGGCATCCATCATTTTCTTTAGGTCGCCTGAATTTAAATTCAAGCGCCTTTCTTTATTTTCAATATTTAATTGTATATTGCCTTTACGTTCTAAGTCTCTTTGATATCTTAACTTATAATCATTTGCTGTTTTTTCTGGGTCTGCATCTCTTTTCAATTTTGCTCTTGCGTTGAACCAATCACGATTATTATTTCTTTTTTCATTAGCCTTTAAAGCTTTCGCAATAGAACACAATCTACAATGACCCGATGGAACCCTTTCATCTAAAGAAATATCACCATGAATAGGGCATGGCCTTCTTCGATTTCCTTCGTACCTGCATTCTTTGCATCGATAGGAATAACCGAGTTTTAAATTCTTATCACTGCTTTTTTGAACCTTCTCAATAGTAAGAGGCCCGTGTTTTGTACAAACTTTAACAATTTCATCCATTTTCATTACCCTTATTTTAAAAGAATAATGATAACATAATTATGGCCAATATCCTACGGAAAGTAGCCCGTAGTAAGGTTGATCGTCTGCCAGTCAAGCGTGTCTCTAGCATCGCCAAAGTACCCCAGCTTTTGAATCGTCAAATCAGGGGGATTAGTATCAAGTAATTTCTTGCGCATTTCTTCAAGCTTCATGCGGCTAGGCTCAGGGAACGTTTGCCCCCAGTCTTGGCAAATGTACTCAGCTAATGCATAACGCAGATACTCGATATAATACAAGTCATAGGTTAGTGACATATCATCATCATAAGTCACTTGCGTTAAACCAAATTTACCGCTCAACTTAACGGTATAAACGCCGTTAGGCTGAAAATACAAGTAAAGCCGCGTACCACCTAGTTCGCGCTCTGCGCGATACTGGAACGGTAAGCTTTGGACGTTATCAACACGAGGCGTACCAAAATACTCTCGCCTGCTCATTTCCTGCATACCGAAACGTACATCACCTAAATTAAAGGTAAGCGTCTCAACAGCAAGCAAATTAGGTCTAAAGTATTCTTCTTGCCCTGCAATAGTTGGAAAACTATCGCGTCTAAAATAGGGGATTAAGCGCAAATCAGAGCCTTTCACATCAAGCAAGGCATTTAATAAATCCAAACCATCGGCCAATTGCGTGCCGCTAACGGTTTGCAATTCACGAGCTACTATTTGAGATAAATAATAGCTTTTAGTGATTAATTGCCTTGCAGTGATAGCCATGCCTAACCCCTTATTCGATTAGATATAGAACTGATAACCAGCAACGTTAAGCGCTACCGCATCACCACCACCAGCAGACCATAAATATTCAATTTTAGCTGCGCCCGAGTCAAGAGCAGATACGATTAGCGCGCTACCACGAACAACAACCGAAGTTACTTGTGATGTGGCTTGATACATATCGCCCACAGCGCCAAACGTTTTTAAAGTCAACGTTCTGCTAGCTGCAGCAGGGGTCATTGCATACTTAATCCAGACGGGTATTTTATCAATCGCTGGAACAAATGTTGCTAAAGTCACCGCTGTATCAGTAGTTGCAGCACCTGCAGTAATAGCCGTTGCAATTGGTGCATCGTACATGAATAAACGCGCGTTGTTATTACCAGACCAGTAGCCCAATAAGAAATCGCTTGTTGCATCAGTGCGAACAAAACCGATTAAACGAAATGCACTATAACCAAAAGGCATTACAGGCCCGGTTAATGAAGTAGATAATATTGCGCCAGTGTCTTGCAAAGTTACAGGGTCGGAAACAAGATAGACAGCGTATAAAGTACTTGCTGCAACTGTGCCAGTATCCAAGCCATTTAAACCGCTTAGGGTATTGTTAACCGCAATAACCGCGTCAGAATTCATTTGAAAAACATCGGTTGAGTCGCGGCATTGACCGGCTGCAATGTTTACTATTTCATCAGGGTTTGTGGCGTCGTTGCTTAATTCTAGACCGTTAATATATAAAAACGGGGTAACTACAAAAGGTAATGCGGCCATGATTTTTCCTTATTCATCTGTATTTTTGTGGTGCTCTCTATGATGCTTACGACATAACCACCTTACATCAAGTGGCTTGCTGTAGTCATCATGGTGCGCTTGTACATCAATCTCTGTGCTGCAAACTTCGCAGGGCTGTCTAATTAAATATCCTTTTCTTATAGCATATCGAGCCATACGCCTCGAATTCTCTTTGAAAAGCTGATTGTCAGTTCTAAATGGCAATCTTTCTTTGCGTACCAAGTAATTGCATTTAGAGCAATGACTTTCCTTGATATAAGAGGCTTCTTTAATTGCCCCGCAAATAGAACAAGTAGGCGCCCTTCCGTCATGATGCTTGTATCTTCGCCCTTCAAGCCGGCTTTTTTCCGCATGTTTTGCGCGCTTGCACTCTTTGCAATAAGCATCACGTGGGTTTTCTTTTAATTTGCCGCATGTTGCGCAATCTGGTTTATTTTTTAGATAATACCTTTCGCGCTCACAAGCCAAACAATACCCGCGCTCTTGATGCTCCTTAACTCCTTTGCATTGACTGCAATAAATCCCGCGTTTAACAGCTGAACCGTGCGTGTCTCTATGTTTCTTTGAATCACGACGATTTTTTGCCCTCTTGTTCTCTATTCTGCATTCATCACAAATTTTCTTTTGTGTTGACGCTTTTTGTTTGCCGCAAGCACAGATTAAACTACTCATACTTAAATCCCTAATGTTATTTTGTACACAAGCATGATAACATTATGGACTATATAAACAAAGGCTTATAATGGCAGTATTAGCCTCATACTATTCTCGGGAACCAATGCACTTCCGTGTATCTCATCTCTCACGTAAGCCCGATTATTTTGCCCGAACTGGGACCCGAAGTAGTGTCTAATAGACGCACCAGAATCAGCATCCTGCATGTTCACAGTAGTGAACGGAGACTCATCAGGTAATTGTGGCATTGCCAAATAAAACTGATTACCAGAATGCAACAAACCTGCTTTATGAGAAGGCAAAGGCGTTACAGTCATGCCCGCAGAAATTGCGTTGTTCAAGTTTTGGTTTGCATTTTGCGCCCAAACTAAACCAGCTTCGTTGATTGTCTGCAAAGACACTGTAACAGTACCCGCAACGGTAGCGGCATCAGCAATCGCTCTAAATTGAACGGGTTGTTGGGTTACAGCATGACCAATGAAGGACAGGAAGCGCATGTTAGGCTTACCTGCTACACCGTCATTGAACTGGAACAAATCACCCGCTTTAATCGCGTTAGCATCTGTACTAGCTGTTGGCTCGGTGAATGTAATGGTTGTAACGTTAGCACCAGTAGGGTCGTTTGTTGAAACAACGGTCATGATGTTATTGGGCGCTGCTGCATCACCAATAGTACCTGATACATGGCTTGGTAATAGGTTTGATGTAAACCAATCACAACCAGCAAACGGGCCCAACTCCCAAGATTGCGCTAAATCGTTGTTGCGATTCGTAGCAAATTGGTTTAGACCGGAACCAACGATTGATGGAATTGTTGGAGTAGGTAACACACCATGCAATTTATCTTTAGCTGATCCATAATCGTTAAAATTGGCTATTGCTTGCGCAAGTTGTGTAAAAGAATTAATTGGCGTAACACCATCGCCATAGAAACGGTATGGGCCGTTTTT